CATCGCATTGACTAGTAATATTGGTAATGGCACATTAACTGTTACAGCTGGTACTTTATTGTCTGGAGGAGGCTCATTTACAGCTAATCAGTCGAGCAATACTTCTGTTACAATTAACCATGCTTCTGTAAGTAGAACAAATAATACAAGCACAGCTTCTCCTGGTTTTGGAGGAACTTTTACAGCTATCGATTCTATTACAACTTCAACAGAAGGGCACGTTACAGCCGTAAACACAAAAACCGTAACTTTACCAAGTAATAGCGCAAATACTTATGCGGCTACAATTACGGATTCCGCTGCTGTTACGCATAACCTAGGAACGAGAGATGTTATAGTACAGTTATTTGACGTTGTTACTTATGAAACAATATATGCCGACGTAGTTAGAACTTCTACGACTGTTGCTACTGTTACATTCGGAAGTACTCCAACAAATTCAATAAGAGTCCTTGTAAGCAAAATAGGATAATAATAAAATTAAATCTATATGAGTCAAAATTTCAAAAGTGAAATAAAATTAGAAGCTTTAAGCAATGCTACATCAGATACTGATAGATTTTTAGTATCTGATAGTGGTATCATAAAATATAGAACTGGAGCAGAAGTTAGACTAGATATTGGAGCTGACTCTGTGTCTATTGTAAAACACCAAGTAAAAGCTGGGGTTGCAATAAATAAAGGACAGGCTGTATACGTTACATCTGCTGATGGAACAAATATGATTGTTGGGTTAGCCTCAAACGCGTCAGAAGCTACATCATCAAAAACAATGGGGCTTTTAGATGCTACTGTGGCAATAAATGGATTTGCTAACGTTGTAACTGAAGGACTACTTGCTGGTTTAAATACTTCAACAGCTACAGCGGGTGATCCTGTATGGTTAGGCACAGGTGGAAATTTAATTTATGGATTAGCCAACAAACCATATGCCCCGGCTCATTTAGTTTTTATTGGTATTGTTACAAGAGTTAACTCTAATAATGGGGAAATATTTGTTAAAGTTCAAAATGGGTTTGAACTTGATGAATTACATAATGTTGATTTAAAAACTACAACACCTATAAATGGTCATTTATTAGGATTTAATGGAACTTTGTGGGTTAATAAAACAATAGCTGGCTGGTTAGGGTATACGCCTGCTAACGCAAGCGGAACAACCAACTATGTGTCTAAATTTACAGGAAGCACTACACTTGGAAATAGTTTAATATTTGATAATGGAACTAACGTAGGTATAGGAACAACTGGACCAAGCGAAAAATTGCATATTTCTGGCAATTCTTTAATTACAGGTACTTTAGAGGTTGATACCGTAAATAATGGAGTTGGTGATTTCTTAACAAGAACAGCTGGCGGAATAGTAACCAGAAGAACAGCGGCAGAAGTTCGTTCTGATATAGGCGCTCAAGCGGCTTTAACAAATCCTGTAACAGGAACAGGTACATTAAACTTTGTATCTAAATTTACATCAACAGGCTCTACATTAGGTAATAGTCAAATATTCGACAATGGTACAAGTGTAGGTATAGGAACGTCAGGACCTTTAAATAAGGTTGATATAGTATCTTCAAATAACGATAGTTTTGGAGCTATAACAGTAAGACCTTCAAATCAAACTCAAACATTAAGTTTAGGTTGGCAAGGCGTATCAGCTTCTTTAAACTTTATTGTAAATGCAGGTGCTTCTGAAAGAATGAGAATAACCAGTGTAGGTAACACAGGTATAAACACATCAATCCCAGAAACAAGACTGCAAATAGAAGATATTACAAAAGTATTAACAAACAACGTTTCAGGAGTAGCGCAAGGAACTTTATCTTTAGTGTCTACAGATGCACAGGCCGCCAATATAGGAGCTTCTTTAGTGTTTGGAGGCAACTATATTGATAGTAATTCAACTAGGATAGCCTATGCTGCTATAACAGGAAGAAAATCAAATGGAACAACTAGTAATGCTGATGGGTATTTATCTTTCCTTACTTGGAGAACCTCAGGTTTAACAGAAGCAATGCGTATAACTTCCGCTGGCAATGTGGGAATTGGCACGAATAGCGCTGGCACAAGACTTTATGTTGATTACACGACAAATGGTTCTGATGGTATAGTTTCAAGAAATTTAAGTGCAGGAACTTCAGCGTTTGGTTATGTAGGGGCTTTTAATAATTTAACAAACGGTATAGATTTAAGAAGTTACTCGTCTACGCACGCTTCGCTTCCATCTACTTCCGTTATACAGTCATCGTCAGGTCAAACAGGAGGAACAATAATTATACAATCAGGAGCAAATCCAATAAGATTTAATACAAATGCAAGCGAACGTATGCGTATTTCAGGCGCAGGCGAAGTTGGTATTGGTACGACATCTCCCTCGGCTAGATTACAAGTTGTAGGAGGAAGTGATACTTGGACAGGCTTAGCTTTAAGAGACGGAGGGTCAGACATCCCTATAATTGATTTTAGGGTTTCTGATAATAGTACAAGAGGCAGTATAAGAATAAGCGGCGTTAATAGCGCGGGGGGTGATAGATTAGGTTTATTTTCTTGGATTGCAGGAACCGGGCTAAGTGAAGTAATGTCTATTAAAGGCGGTGGAAACGTTGGTATTGGAACAACAGCGCCAAGTTTCCCACTTTCTTTTGGTACGGCTTTAGGGAATAAAATTGCGCTTTATGACGCAAGCAGCGGAAATGGTTATGGATTTGGCGTACAGGTTAGTTTATTACAAATGTTTTCTAATGCTGTAGGAGATGATATTACATTCGGATATGGTAATAGTGCATCTATGGTAAGAAATGTTACATTCAAAGGAACAGGTAACGTAGGCATTGGAACTACGGCTCCTGTTGATAAATTAGATGTTAATGGATCAATAAGATTTAGATTAAATACTCCAAGTTTCACAGGGGCAGTAGATAGTGGTGTTTTAGATTTTGTACCAACAAGTATATTTCCAACAGATCCTCAAATTAGGCTTGCTGCAATTGGAACAGCAACAGTTGGAGCTTCAATAGCTTTTCAGACAGGCTTAAGCACAACTGTAGCAGAACGTATGCGAATCACTTCAAGTGGATTTGTTGGTATAGGAACAACGGCTCCTACATACAGATTACAGGTAAGTGATACAATAGCATCTGTTACAGCTTTTGGTAATTTTGCAGCATTACAATCCATAGGTGGAACAGGATACAGATGGTCATTAAACAATGACAGTACATTCAGGTTACAATATACTACAAATGGTTTTTCAACTATTACAACTCCTCTTTTTGTAACTAGTAATGGAGCTTTGGGAGTAGGGGTAACACCCACCAACACGGCAGGTAGATTAGAAGCTGCAAATGATATAGTAGCATATTCATCTTCAGATAAAAGATGGAAAACCAATATTAAAAACATAGATTCACCATTAGAGAAAATATCTAAAATTAATGGGGTAGAATTTGATTGGATTGAGGATGAGCCAGTACATGGTAATAAAGGTCACGATGTAGGAGTTATCGCCCAAGAAATTGAACAAATATTACCAGATATTGTTCAAACAAGAGAAAGCGGTATGAAAGCTGTTCAATATGACAAAATTATACCTTTGTTAATAGAGTCAATTAAAGAGCAACAAAAACAAATTGAAGAATTAAAAGAAATATTAAATGGCATTACCAAGTAGTGGACAGTTAAGTTTTTCAGCAATAGCAGGAGAGTTAAGCGTATCTCTTAGCAATGTTTCTTTAAGAAGCATGTCTTCAACAGCTGGGTTTTCTACACCGGATTCTGTTAGTGAGTTTTATGGATATAGTGCATCATCTGTAACATATACATACTATTCTTACTACGCTGCGGGTGATCCTTGTAATTATGAATATTATGATATATATGAAGGAAGTGATGGTATATATTATATATATTTAGGAGGGGGGGTATACGATCCAATGTATAACACAACCGACATTTGGTATGAATATTTATATTACGAGCCGCTATTTGGTCAAAACGTATATACAATGTGGGAAGTTAATTCCTTTTCTGATACATTAACCGATCAAGGTCTTGTTCTTAGTTACTGCTAAAAATATAATATATGATACAAAAAATACAAGCATTTGAAATACCAAATAAAGGTACAGCTACAGAAGCAAAGGTAGAAGTGCAAGAACGGTTTACAACACAAGAAAAAGCCATAATATATTATGATTTAAGGGATCCAAACGGGACCACTCAAGCGTTATCTTTATCAACTCAAGAATATGTAACATTACCTTATTCAATATTGTCTTATCAAAAAATAATAGCTACAGGGGAAGATCTTAATGGAATATTAGCAGATTCAAAATTTGCTTTAAATATATTTTCAAGAGAAAGATCAGATATAACGGTAATAAAAGGAATAAAACTTGCGTTATCAAATAAAGAACCAAATAATTCATGTGTTCTTTATCAAGAAAACACAGTTCAAACATTTTATTTAGATACTGAAGGATTGGAATTTGCTACAATATTATCCGAAACAGAAGATATGAAAACTTTAATAGGAGAGGAATGTTATGTTAGTGATGGAAAAATTATTAGATATTGGAATACAAAAGGGTTTGACGAAAAATTTATACAATACTGTAAAAAATAAATAAAATAAATATGATAACTTACAAATGGACTTTCTCTGCATTTGATTGCAGAATTGACGAAAAATTAGACAAAGTAGTAACAAATGTTCACTGGAGATATGAAGGAGCAGATGATAATGGTGTGACAGCGGAAACTTATGGAGCACAAGCTGTAGGTGAGCCAACACCAGAGGCTTTTACTCCTTACCCAGAATTATCAGAAGAACAAGTTATTGGATGGATGGAAAGTGTTATGGACATTGAAGAAATGAAAACTAACATTGCGAACCAAATTGACTTAATAGCAAATCCTGTTACGGTAACATTACCACCTCCTTTTAGTAAAGAGTAAAACCACGTAAATAATAAATTATAAATAATTAGGTATGAGCAGAAAAGAGAAAATAGATTTATTCCTCAACAAATGGGTGAGTAGAAAGTTAAGCGTGCTATTCGTTGGATCGGTAGCTTTATTTACAAACAATCTTGAATCTGCTGACTGGACTATACTGGCAACAATGTATGTTGGTATAGAAGGAGCCACAAATATTGTTGAACGATTAATGAGAGCAAAGAATGTCAACTAACGATTTAAAAATTTACGGGTTCAACAGCTTAGCAATGGCCATGAGTTTTACTAATATAGAGAATACCTTGAAGGTTATTCTTCTGCTAGCATCGATAGTGTATACTATCTTAAAAACAATCGAATTAGTAAAAAGAAAATTAAATGACAACAAAGGAGAGGATAGCTAAATACGGTAAACCAAACCAAACAGGTGATGGTTATCTAGTTACAATACAATTACCATACCCTATGCGTCTTGCGTGGGATATTGACACAGTTGTACACAAAATGAGATGCCATAAGCTTGTTGCTGATAAATTCTTAAACGTATTCAATGAACTTATGCGAGTTTATGGATATAACAAAATAAAAGAATTAGGTATCGATCTATTTGGGGGTTGCTTTAACTTTAGAAAAATGAGGGCTGCCAATGATTGGAGCACACATTCTTGGGCAATAGCAATTGACTTAGATCCATCTAGAAACGGTATGAATACAAAAATAACCAAAGCTCAATTCTCAAAACCTGAATATAAGCAGATGATAGAAATATTCAAGAAACACGGATTTGAGTGGGGAGGCGATCTATGGGAAAAAGACTGTATGCACTTTCAAATAAAAGGATAATGAAAAAAATATACTTAATTTTAATAATACTATCAATAATTTTGCAATCTTGCGGCGCTCGTAAGGTTGATAAAACAATTATTGAAAATGAAACGAAGGTTGAACAAGTTGTTGAGCAAAAAGATTCAATAACGAAAGAAGTCTTTGAAGAATTAAAATACGACGTAGAAAGCTGCGAGTACGAGCTTGAGCCAATAGACACAACAAAAGAAATTGTGTTTAATGGTGTAAAAATAAAAAACGCTCGCGTAAAGATTAAAAAGACAAAAGATAACAGCTTATATTCTAAAAAAGAAATAGCGTCTAAAACGAGCTTAAAACAATCAAAAACAGCGGTATCTGATAAGAATAAAGTGTTTGTTAAAAATACTGAGAAAAAAAGCTCTGAATTCTATTGGTGGATCATACTAGTATTACTTATTTTAGTATTGATAGCCTACAGAAAACAGATAAGACTTATTTTTACAGGCATATAGGTAATAATATAAATATTAACAATTAAATATAATTAAAAATGAAAAAAGTTAACACAATTACAGAGCAAGAATTAGCTGAAATCAAAGAATTAATTTCTGCAACTCAAAAAGTAGAAAACGAAGTATTAGAATTTGAGTTTAGAAAACACCACGCTATGCACTTGCATGCTGATTTAAGTATGAAGCTTGACGCGGCTAAAAAAGCAATTGAAACTAATTACGGTAAAATTAATGTGAACTTAGAAACTGGCGAGTATACCGAGATCATTGAAGATGCTGAAGTAGTAGAATAATAAAATTTAAAGACTATGTATATAATTAGAAAGATAAGCATAGGTCTTGACTATAAAAATGAAGCAATGCACTACCTGGTTGGACAAGAAGTATATAATGGTTTCAAAATTGTTAACATTATAGAAGAGGCCGACAGGTATTGCATTTATATTCAAAAAGAAGACGAGTTAATTCCTTGGAAGGATTTTAATAAGAATATGGCGGTCGCAATTGAATATAATTTGGAATACTAATGAGAAGTGCATTTAGCTATATAGTACGGCCTAAAGAAGATAGAACAACATCTGTAAAAAAAACAGGTGACACAGAATTAATACTTAATACTGATTTGCAAAATCACGCATTCGTTAGCCGCCAAGGTATAGTACTATCTACACCTTTATTTGGCAACTCAGAAGTTAAGAAAGATGATGAAGTTATTTTACATCACAATGTATTTAGAAGATTCTACGACGTGCGAGGAAATGAGAAATGGAGCAAAAGCTATTTTGAAAAAGACTTATGGTTTGCACAAGAAGACCAGATATACGCATACAAAAGAAAAAACAAGTGGAGAGCTACTGAAGGATTTTGTTTTGTAAAACCCGTTAAAGAAGATGATCAATTTAGTTTAAACAAAGAAAAGCCATTAACCGGTGTTTTAGTTTATATAGATAAGTCATTAAAAGAGCAAGGCATAAAGGCTGGCGCTCTAATCGGTTTTAAGCCTGGATCTGAATATGAGTTTGTAATAGATGGTAAAAGACTTTATCGAATACCAACTAAATTTATTACAATCGAATATGAACATAGAGGAAACAAAGAAGAGTATAATACAAGCTGGGAGAAAAGCAGTTGAGGAACTCATAAAAGTTGCTGAAGAAAAAATTGTAGATAGCGGAGATGATATTTCTGCTGACAGATTAAAGAACGCGGCAGCTACAAAAAAATTAGCAATATTTGATGCTTTTGAAATACTCGAAAGAATAGAATCAGAAAATTCAAGATTGTCCGGTGAACAAATGAAAGTTGAAGAAGAAACTTCATTTAAAGGTTTTGCTGAAAAAAGATCTAGATAATGTATACGCAAACGTTATTAAAAGTTGTTGAGCCAATAAAGCTAACAACTATATCTAGGTTAAATAAATCTAAGAGCTGGAAATACGGGTATGATAAAGACCATGATGTTGTTGTTATTAGCAAGAACGGCCAGATTGGTGAAATATACGAAATAAAGAATTTAAGAATTGCATTACCAAAAGCTCCATCTAATTTACCAAAAGGTAATGATAAATGGGTTGCTGCGGAGTATCCAAAAGAACTTAAAACCATAAGTAGTATATTTGAATGGAGAGAATATCCGGATCACTTTAAGAACAAGTGGGAATCGTATATTGATGAAGAGTTTTCTAGAAGAGAGGATGGTCATTGGTTTATGAATAAAGGAGTTCCAACATACATAACTGGATCACATTATATGTATCTACAATGGTCAAAGATTGACGTAGGTAAACCCGATTTCCGTGAAGCTAACAGATTGTTCTTTATATTTTGGGAGGCTGTAAAAGCTGATAATAGATGCTACGGTATGTGCTATTTAAAAAATAGACGTTCCGGTTTCTCATTTATGGCATCAGCAGAAACAGTTAATCAAGCTACAATAACCAGTGACGCCAGATTTGGTATATTATCAAAGACCGGTAATGACGCAAAAGTAATGTTTACCGATAAAGTTGTGCCAATATCTGCTAACTATCCTTTCTTTTTTAAACCAATACAAGATGGTATGGATAGACCTAAAACAGAATTAGCCTATCGTGTACCAGCTTCTAAATTGACAAGGAAATCTATTCAATCTAAAACACAAGCAGAGAGGCTTACTGGGTTAGATACTACCGTAGATTGGAAAAACACAGGTGATAACAGCTATGACGGGGAGAAGCTAAGACTATTAGTTCATGACGAGTCCGCAAAGTGGTTAAAGCCTGATAACATATTAAATAATTATCGCGTTACTAAAACGTGTTTACGGTTAGGATCAAGGATTATTGGTAAGTGTATGATGGGATCAACATCAAACTCTTTAGATAAAGGAGGTGAAAACTATAAATCATTATACTACGATTCTGACGTAACAAAAAGAAATAAAAATGGTCAAACAAAATCTGGTTTGTATTCATTGTTTATACCAATGGAATGGAACTATGAAGG